CAGCCGCAGAGAACAATGTACCTGTCGTGCCGCTCTTAGCACTGCCGCTAGTCAGGAAAGCCCCGCCCACAGTCGTTGTGCCGTTGATGTTAAACGCAGCAGGAGAAGCTGAGTTAGTCACTACGGAAGGGTTGGCAGTGGTAGCTGTTACAAACGTAGCCGCCACACGGGTTGCATTGCTGTAAGTTACATCTTCTGTCCAGCCAGCGTGGGAAGACATAGTGTCGCCTGCCGCAGGCGTGTTAGAAGCGCCAGCGCCATACAGTCCAAGATACCAAGAGGTGATTTGCGTGACTGAAGTTAAGGCACTGCCAGCCATATAGGCTAGACCCGCATTCACTACAAGGTTCTTGGAATCTGCCTGCCACTTCAGATTACCGTCTTTGTCACGGCACTCAATGTGGTACACGCCCGTAGCCTCGGCATTTTCACCGGCTTTTAGGTTACAGGTCAGGCCGCTGGAAACAGTGTCAGTGGCTTTAAGTTTTTCGGTAGTCATGGTAGCCTTATTAATGCGGTTGTTGCGGAGTTGGTGGGCATTACAACTGTGAACGAGGTCGTAGTGGTTTTGTCAGCGCCGAAGTCCAATACTGCCACCGATTTGTTACCCTTGGATGTATTGTAAATCAAGGCACCCCGTGCTGTAAACGCGCCTGTAGTCCATACCACGTTGGTGAAGTTTACAAAGGCAGTGGTGTCTGTGACACTGACAGACACGCCGGTCATTACCTGCCCCGCAGCGGTGTAGCCTGTACCTGAAATCTCCCCACTTGCTGTGTAAACAGTGGTAGTAGCCCCCAAATCGGCATTGGCTGTGTACAACGCCATGTAGAAGGTGTCTGTGGAGAAATCATGTACCGCCTCAAACAATTGCTGCTTGAAGGATGTGGTTAGGGTTTGGGCAATCATGTTACTGGAATCCTAGCCTGCCCACTGCGGTATGCGTCAGATCGCTCTAAACCATCGCCCAGACGTTTAAGCTGTACCAAAGCCTCGCCAAACTTGGTGTTGTACAACAGAACCATGTCCTGCTCACCCTTCATGTAGGTGTAGGCTTCAACCAGTGTCCCATACAGAAGGACGGGGTCATAGTTGTCACCAAGCCATGTGGTTGAGGCGGTGACAATGGACTCTGGGTAGTAGAAGTAGTGAAGCTCAGTGCCGTATGCGGCGTTGGGTGTGGGGCCAAGGATGAACGTAAGTTCTGTTTCGTTGTCTGAGCGGGGGCCGAATATGGCGTAGTACTTGGGCGCTCCGGTGGACGTTGGCTTGGGATACGCTTCCCTGATAAAGTTTACATCCTTGTTCAACAGGAATGTGTACGCACCCGTAGTCGGGTCTATTACTGCCAAAGAGAATGTGGATAGAAAGTCAGTGGGGCATTGCAAATACTTATTGCTTGCTGTTGTGCTGCCCGTAACGTTCTTGCGTAAGGACGGTATCTGTACGGCGTTGTATATGCGTTTCTCTGCCTGTGTAATAAACACATTCATGTCCGTCGTAGGAAAGGTATTCTCCGTATACGACGAAACGGCAGCAACCAACGCAGCGTAGTTCATGCCATCGGACCCCGAGACATCAGACCTTTAGTGGCTGCACCAGTACCGCGCATCTTGATGCCCGATGTCTTTGTACCGGGTTGTGCGCTGCTGGAGATATTCCCATCCACAACGCGAGTGTTTTTCAACATGCTCAGGTCGGGCAGTACGCCGGGGTTGGCTGCAACGGTCACGGCCTTGCCGGACATGGTATGCGGCTTGGCATAAGCCGCGGCTGATTTGTTGTTAATCATCTTAACCTCCACGACCCGATTTCTGGTTCATCACTTTAGCCATGCCCCGACCGTACTTCATCATGTCCATGTCGGTCTTGCCACCTTGGGCAAACTTGGTTGGGGTTTTACCGGGATGTAGCCGCTTCTCGTGCTTGTGCACAGCCCCAGCTATCATCTTCTTGTCCTGCTTCTTGTCCTGCTTCTTGTCCATATTAACTCCTAAGTTACCGTAACTGAACCAAGTTCTAACGCTGCCACCAAGTAGTTGGGAGTCAGCCCATCATCATTTGCCCTAGACCCGCCCACCGGGTTCCAGTTCCACTGAAATACTCGGCTTCCTTCGCCTGAATACCCATCTACCAGCAAGCCAGAAGCGTAGTAGCTCAAATCCCTGCGTGGCTCCCGCACTGCTTGCGGATCATCTACCGGGTACATCCCCAACTGTAACTGAGGTTGATCCGGCGTCCAACAGGTTGGGCACACCAGCAAGTTGTAAGTTTTGGTCTTGACAACTTCTTTCTTCAGTTCCTTCAGCTTGTAGCGGAACCCGCAGCGGTCACATTCCGCTATCGAATTCTTGCCTGATGCAAACCTATTACCCATGATTACATGAACATTTGCCGGGGCACAAATCGAACCGCGGCTTTCTCTCGGTCCTCATCCTGCGCCAACTGCCACGCCTCATCATATTGCATCTTCAAAACCTGTAAACGCTCCATTCCGTTGGGTAACTTGAGTGCCAAATAGTAGGCTAACCCTGCCGCTACGCACGGAATAAACCTAAACGGCACATCCATCGTATCCGAGCCATCTCCAGCGTTTTGGTTCCTACGCAGCCGCCAGTACACGAAGGTATAGGTCTGGGAGCCATCAGGCGTGGGCCAGACGCTGATTGCAGGGGGGTTTGATACATACACGGCTGTACCCGTTGTATGCGTGGCTGCGGTGGTATTAGCCTGCCCTCTGGAGCATGCTGTCAGGACATTGCCTACGATATACCCGTAGTAGATGATCTCGTTGTCGACCTTGATGTAGCCGGCGGCGGCTAGTCCCACGACAGAATCCAAAGTGATTGTGGTGGCTGTGGCAGTGACTGCTCCGTTGAGGGTCAGCGTTGTGGCTGATGTCTGACCTGAATTGCGCTGGATCATTACCTGAATGGGCCTAGCCTGAGTCAACTTGTTGGGTAGTGTGGCGTAGGTGCTGACGCTGATGCGGGTGATGGTCAGGTCTGCTTGGTTAGATGTTGAGTTGGCATCGGTGCGGATAACATGCTCAAGCAAGTCTACGGTGTCCACCGGCAGAGCGTATGTGTTTAAACCTTGAGTTAGGGTAAACGATCCCTGCTCAATCGTCCACATGTTGATGCCCCGGTTGGCCCAGTCAGCAAACATGATGTTGAGTGACCGACGCGCTGTACGCATGTCATAGCCCGTGCGGAGTTCAGAGCCTGCGCGTTCAAACGCATCCTCAATGACCTCACTCAGGTCCATGTCAAAGTTAGCAACGCCCGAAGTTGTCATTATCTAAATCCTGCGGTTTTCTTTGCTATGCCCTTGGGTTGGGCTACAAACTGTTTTCCACTTGCTTTACCTGCTCTCTTGGCCTTGGTTGTCGCTGCATACTCAGCAGGGCTAAGACTTTTGATAGCCGCCTCTGGCAAATACCGCTCCCCCGTCTTACTCGACGGTTTGCCAGACTTGGTGCGCCATTTCTGGTCACCCCAATCTTTGAGGGATTGCTGCGGTGCTTTCAATCTTTGTACCCGCCGCCTGCGGCCTTGTATCGTTTAGCCATTAACTGCGCTTTCCTAGCTGACCACTGCCCAGCACCCGTACCCTGCACAGCAGCAGCTTTAACGCTGTTAAAAATCCGTTTACGCAGATCAGGCTTGGTGTAGTTGCCGGCCTCATTGACTTTGGATTTTACCGCCCCGCCTTCTTTGTACTGCGTGAAGTCCGTGTCGTCACGGCGCTTCTTACGCTTGCCGGTAGGCATCTTGCTAGGGTCAATGGCCCCCATGCCACGGGAGGCTCTCATATCAGCAGGCCATGCCGCCGCTTTTCATCTTGATCTGCTTGGCTTTGGTCTTGCCTTTGGATGCAATGCCGTCAGCCGAACGGACGAAACCGCCGGTTGCCATCTTCTTCATGGGCATTTCAGGTTTGGCTCCAGCTTTTTTCTTAGCCATCATTGCCATGAAGCCGGAGTTCATTTTTGTAGCCATATCACCACCTCGTTTAAAAGATTTGCCTTTGTCGGCGTTACTAAAATCCTTACCCACGGACTGTGGGATACCTACTTTTTTGGCAAAACTCGGGCTGTGAGCTATTGCCTCCATGAAATTGTGCTGCTTTTTGCTGGAGCTTGGCATTTAGCATTTCCATCTTGCAAGAGCCGCTGCTTTGCGGGTTGGTTTACCCTTCTCGTCTTTCATCGGCCCCGGCATACCGCTCATCCGGGCGCAGAACGAGTCCTTGCGTGGGCCACCTTGGGGCTGTGGAGCCTTGAGGTTGCTGCCTGTAGCTGCGTTGTACTTGGCCCTACCCTTGGCAGTCAGTCCAGCCCCCTTGGAGATCGGTAGCTTCTCGCCCCGACCAACAGAGAGAACCGGGCCTTTCTTCTTAGCCATAGAACACCGTGATTTTTGCTGACGTTGGCAGGGTCACGTGTATGTCAGTTAAAAACAACACACCCTCACCCGGCACTGTGAAAGAGAACGCAGACTGATTGGTAGACAAATTAAACTGAAGCCGAGTAGTGCCGCCAGAGCCACCATCCCTCAGAATAATGTCTCCAGCAGTGCCACCGGGAGTAACAATAAGACCTTTAACCCTATTGCGCCCCGACACCATTGTGCCTGTGGTCTCTCTGTGAACCGCTAGTACGTCTGTCTGTTGCATAATTAATCTCCTGTAAAACGGGGGCCGAAGCCCCCAAGATCAATTAAGCAGACGCTGGAAACTGCAAACCAGTAGAGTCGGCAACCACGTACATGATTGTGTACTGCACAGTACCTGCGGTCACCGCTGCAACAGTTGGAGTCATTGTGGCAACCACTTTAACGTCTGTAGCGCCGATACCAATACCGTTGGGGGATGTAGTAGAAGCTGCACCACACCATGCGCCCAATTTAGCAGCGGCATTGCTGACGGCTGCACGACCCGCAGTAGTTACGTCAGTAGCAGCCCAATACAAAGCGGCGGTAGTGCCGTCGCCAATGGACACGTTTGCGGCAGTTGAACCTGTAAATGCGACAGTGGTGTCGATCAGGATGTCAACGATTTGAGCGCCAGCAGGCAGTACGCAGATGGTGTCGGTAGTCGCGGAAGCGGCCTGACCTGTGTAGTTTTTCTTGAATGTTTGCGAGACAACGGTTGCACCGCAGTTCTCAATATTACCAACCGTTGTGCCCGTTGTGTTGCGGACAGTACCGAGCAGCCAAGGGCCGAGGTGAGTTGCGAATCCCATGATGTCATTCCTTCATGCGTTAAGGTGTATCAATCTTGCATGTAAGTCAGCCGGGACTGTTTGATACACCGGAAAGCCCGGAGTAAGAGCAATATATCAGGAATTGGTGGGGGGTGCAAGTTTTTTTGGTTTCCTTGCCTCAAGCATCTTGGCTTTCCAAACCGGGTCCGCCCATAACGCTTTTGCTGCAGCAGCTTTAGCCGCTTTTACTTCCGCACGGTTAGCAATCTCCTGATTGTTGGCGGTCTGTTTGGCGGCGTACTCCGGATCGCTCCACTGGGCTTTGGCCTGTGCGCTCGTCTTGGCTTTGGACTCGGCGGTGCTACGGGCCTTGGCAATGCCTTCTTGGCGCTTCGTACGCACTTCGGGGTTAGCCCATGCCTCCGTACTGTTTTCGGACTTCGCTGCGCGGGCTTCTGGAGTCCCCTGAGCGGCTGTTTGGGCTGCGACTACTTTGGCTCGATACTCGGGACGTTGCCACTTATCTAGCGATATACGCCCAGTAGCGGCTTTCTGCGCAAAAGTCCACACCGTTCCGCTACCGCCTTCACCACCATCGGTTAGATTAAAAAGTGTGCCCGTCTTGAGGTTGCGCCGCCCGTACAGCGCAATAAGCTCGACTTCTTTGGCAAAGGCTTCAGCTTCGTCCTCCGTCTCGAATACCCGTTGGCATGGAGCAACTAGGTCACGTTGCTTTAGGTGGGATATGAAATCCTGAAAAGGTTTGTTGTGTGACCCCCTTGACCAGTGGGACAAGTCTCTATCTCCCATACCCTTACCAACGTACACGGGCTGGTTGTTTTTAGCTGGCCTAGGGTCTCGGTACACATAGACGTAAAACATGAAAGCTCCTGAAGTTGAAGCCACAGTGTACCTTAATGGATGGAGATTTATCAATAATTACCGTAGATTTACGAAAAAATTGTGGGGAGCGCTTAGTCGGCCCAACAAACAAAAAGGGCCCCGAAGGGCCCTTTCTTGCTTAAAAACGACGTTTTAGGTCGGTTTAAGAACTGCCGGGGCTTCCGAAGATGCCAAGCGGGTCACTCCAGCCGAAGCTATAACGCTCACGGGACTTGTAACGCACGTTGCCTGTATCGAAGTCTCCATCCATTGAGTTTGCCAATGCAGTGCGCTCAAAGTGCTTCAGACCGTTGGGTACGTCAGTGGTCAAATACCAGCCGTTGCTGTCAGTCAAGAAGTGATTGACACAGTAGCCTTCAGGGATCGAGCCGTTGTTCTTCAGCGCGTTGATATCGTTGTCGGTAGTGCCAACACGCAGGCTGGTCTCCAACAGACGAGTAGCAACGAACATCAGAGCCGGAGGAATCACCAGCTTGCGCGGCTTTGCTGCAATCAGCAGGCCACGCTCGTCCGTCCAAGCAGCAATCTGAATGACCGCGGCTTCCAAAGAAGTCTCGTTCAAATCAGCGCCAGTTGCGGGGCGATTGCTGTTGGTTCCACCGTTGGTCAAGGGGTGTGCTGTGCTGAACAAAGCAACGCCGTCACCGCCAATGTAGTTGGCAGAAAAACCGTTGTTGACAACCGATGCAGCCTTAACTTGCTTGGTGTACGCCATAGCACGGGCCAGAGCCTTGGTGTAACGAGCCGACAGGGAGTCGTACAAGTTATCTTCCACAGCCTCTTCAGTGATGGAGAAGCCAAGCGCGATGGTCTCGTGGTTGTACCGAGCGGTGAACGCTTCCTGCGCATTGTCATAAGCAATGGCAGAGCCCTCGTTCTTCACGGGTGCAGCACTAAAGCCGGACAGCTTGGTTTCTTCTTCAAAGCTACGCTCCGATTTCTCGGTTTCGTAGATTTCCTTGTGCTCTTCGCCGTAGCGGGTGTACTCCAGACCAAACAGGGCGTTCAGACCGGGGAGCAACTCTTTAAGTAGTTGTGCGCGTGAAATTGCCATGATTTAGCTCCTTAAGCGCCAGTGGCAGAGTAGTAGCCATGCAGACCTTGGTTTAACTTAACCAAGATTTCAGGATACTGAGTGAAAACCACAGTCGATGTGTAAACACCGGAGTTCAGCGTAAAGGTAGCAGCTTGGTCAAGCACAACAGAAGTTGCACCCGCAGCGGCGGCAGTTTTTACGAAAGAACCCGTCTGTGCAACTTGACCACTAGTGGTCAACACAGAAACGTCCGTGCCAATTGGCAATGCAAACGGCAGAGCACTTACGGTCAGGGTAGTAGTACCCGTACTGAAAGTAGCTGTACCCAAAGCAACTGCGGTATCCGCCACAACACCAATCACGCGCAGGGGCAGAGTGGTAGTAACTGGCGTGTCCGTAGGAGCCAGAACAGCATTGGAAGAATTGCCGGTATTGGTGTTACCAGTAGCGTTATTGATGGCTGACAGGTTAGTGCCAATCATCGCCAAAGCGCCAGAAGCAACAGTAGTGCCGGTATTGCAAACAACAGCCTTGAACACAGCATCAGGATCGTCCAAAATATAGGCTTGGCAGTCACCGGCAGCGGTGCTTGCGGGCCAATATTGCGAGAACAACTTTTGCTTAGTCGTGGGGTTGGTGAAGGTGCAGCCCAAGAAGATACCGACAGTCTGGTTCAAACCAGTACCGGCAGCAACTGCGGCGCGTGTGGCAAAGCCACGGGACAGAACAACAAAGTCACCATAGAAGATGTTAGTCGCGTAACCGTACTGGATGTTGTACATGCGGGTAGAACCAGCAAATACTTGACCTCCAATTAGGTTCTGCGGCAACAGCCCATAAGGCGCTGATACTACAGGATAAGCCATTTAAGACTCCTAAAAAATTAACTACCTTTTCCGAATCCGCCACGCGTTACTGTAGACTTGCGGTCTGCAAATAGCGGCATGCGCGGGTCATTTTGTCGCATAAAGTTGTTGTCAACCGAATCCATCTGGTTCTGGGCTTGACCGTTGTAATAATCCGACATAGCAGTAGCGCGTTCGGTAGGGATCTTGCA